TCCGTTCCGTTGTAAACCTCCAACCACAATGTTGGGTTTGTGTTGCCGTTTGCCTGAGAACCCGAATTGTTATAGTAGGAGACATAAACAGATATGGTTATATTGTCTAAACTTTCATAAGTGTCTAAACTAATGTCTGAATAAGTTACAGGCGTTTTGTTTGCTTCTTGCCCTCCGGAAGCGGTATAGGTTATATTTATGTCGTCAAATCCCCTTCCATCTAAAGTCAGGGCATAATTGTCGTATTGGGTCAGTTTTATCTTGAAGTTGGAGTCGGCAGTCCCGCACCAGTCTGGGTCTGCAGTAATGTTTACGGTAACTTTTGTCCAAGTAGAACCCGGATTTCCCAAATCTCCTATATGCTTCCAATTAGTTCCATCGCAGGTGAAATAGTAAGCATCCGAATTGTAATGGTTTGTGTGGTCTGCTCCCGAAGTTTCTTCATCACCCCATTCCCTGTGCCAGAAGGTCAAAACAACACTCGTCGCTCCTGAAAAGTCGTAGTTTGTGATGAGTTCATTGAGGTTGTAATGGCCACTTGAACTTACGTCAGCAATAACTGAGTAACTACCTGAATAAGCATCATCTGTTCTGACTCCTATTCTTCCGTAGGTCGTATCACTGCTGTATGTTGTCCAGTTGCTTCCCAAGTCTCCATCATCAAAGTCATCAAAGAAGGTGTAAGTTGCTGTTGGTTCAAAACTTTGCTCTCCGTTCTCCAAATCTCCAGAATTTGAGGTTTTAGTCCAGTTAGTTCCATTATGCCAAGAAAATATGAATCCTCCTCCCGTTAAGTTGTAGTTATCTGTCCATTTCACTCTAAATTCTGTTGAGACTCCTGCCAGAGTCGTATTTGTTGAGTTGTCTGAATAGGAAGGTGGTTGATAATCATTTAAATAATTCTCCTCACTCCCAAAACTTGTTGTTGGCTCTGGGTCTGCGTATTTACGAACGAAAAGATAATCCATTTCAATTAAATTTCCTGAATATCTTGTCCACGCCTTTATAACTCGGCTGTCTGTCGGAAAGTTTGATGATACTATTCCTTCATTATCATCCACATAAAACACAACATTATTTGTCCCATTCCTGATTTCCTTAAAGTGATGATAATCATTGTCTTCTGTTGCGATATTAACTCCATTATCTGAACTGCCATCATATCCAATTCCTTGAAAAGCGTTTGAAGGGTCGTCTCCGTAATGTCTTATCATCACATAAGGATTAGGATACCTGTCATAACCCCCAGAAACCATATCACAACCACTTTCAGAATTAAGGTAAAGTTTTCCATAGAACTCAAGAGCGGTATTTACTCCAAAAGAAGTTTTTGAAACTATCTCTCCGTCAGTATCTTGTATTGTTATCTTTCCATCGCTTTGAGACACAGAATTATACGTATCCCAAATATCTGTGTTTACACTGCTACTTTCAAAATCATCGCCTAACAGAAAAGTGTTTGTAATGTTGCTTTCTGAACTCGCTCCTGAATTTCCATAATACATATAAATCGTTGTATTCTGGTTGTTCGGCAGAGAGGTTACATTAACCCAAATTGTTGCCTCCTGACTTGAAGAATCCCAACTCTCAATCCAAAAGTTTAACTCGTCATCTGTTGAGTTTGTAAATCTTATGTCGCTTCCGTTATTGCTCCAATTAAAATGAGAGCCAACATTTGAACTGTTTAAATCGATTCTAACTTGATAATTAGTTAAATCTCCAGCAGTATTGGAAATGTTGATTGGCTCTCTCCACTGCCAACTCTGATTCCACCATGTTAAGCCCTTTATTTTCTGTCCCAAAATATAGACATCTGTAAAGACCGAACATCCCCATTTTCCATCAGGTAGTTTTTCTATTTTTTTACAATCTCTGAAAACCTCGTAAATTTTGTGGTTCTTCTTCAATATCAATTTATTTGGGTTTATCTCTCTCCACTCCTCTCTTGTTATATTTTTGTAGTTGTAACAGGTATCGCAGGATTTGTAAGTGTATGTGATGTTCTTTTTTGTTTCGTTGTCTATTTTCCATCCTGTTTTGATTTTGCAGTTGCATTTGTAGGGAATTGGTATTGTTTTTGTGACGTTTAATTTCTCCATTAGTTTGATTTCGGCATCTCCGAAGTATTTTTTCTTCTCCAGCCTGAAATAATGGGAAATCGGTTTTCCTGTCTGTTTTGAAAGTTCGGAAAGGTTGAAATCCTTAATCAAGGCAAGAGTCACGGATTTTTTGGATTTGTCTATGTCTTTTGTTTTGTATTTTAAGTCAATTCCTTTCCATAATGGGTCTATCTCTCCGAAACTCCACTTAACATCATCATAAGGATTGTATTTATAACCCACAAACCTAATTGTATAGGTTCTCCCTTTCCTGAAAACATAGGAGTATTTTGCCTTGTGGTTCTTGTCGCACCAATAGCATCCGCACCATCTCCCGTTGCAACTTTCGTTTAACTTAATCTCCCTCCAGCCATCCCCCCATCTCCTTTCAACTTTTAACAGTTTTAATTTCTTGTCGGTTGAGAAAAGCCAGGAGTTGTTGGGAGAAGGATAAATATAAATATCCGTGTTTGCCGTGAAATTCAGATAAGCGTAGCAAGGGTCTTCCGGAGTTCCCGCACAAACCATGTCTCCCGAATAGTTATTTACAGTAATTGCTCCTATATTTTGTAAATAGGCAAACAGAAGAATTACTAAAGGAATGCTTAATCCTCCTATCAGTTCTGCGTATTTTTTAATCCTGCTTGGTCTTATTCTTCTTGCCATGTTCACTCCTCCATAATCTTGTATTCTTTTCCATTTATAAAAATGTAGGTTTTCCTCTCCCTTCCACTCTCGGTGTATTTTATGCCTATTCCGTAGCCATCTAACTCCTCCCTTACCTCTCCATTCAGGGAAATCTGGACTTTTTTTCTCCTGAAATTGAGAAGTTCGGGATTTTTGATATCTTTCTCAAAGATTCTGTCTCCATTCAGAATTATTGAAGGTTTGGTTAGGTTGATTATAACGCTGTTATATTCATTCCTGAAATATACTTTTTCTATTTTCTTGTTCTTGATTTTTCTGTTGAATCTGATAAGGTCAGAGTCTTTTATACTCTCTCCCTCTCCTGTTGCCTCCCATTTGAGTTTATTCCAGAACATAAAAAAATAAAACAATTAAACAAATTTACGATTCATCGTAGCGAAAAGTTACAACTATTGTTCCTATATCACCGGGAGTAGTTACCGTGCTTGGAACCACCAACTGCATTACCAGATACTTGGAGTATCCGGGGCTTGATGTTATGCCTCCTGAAGGTGTTAAATCCAATGCCTCTCCTTCACTATCCCAAGATGTCAGGGTTGTTGTTGCTATCGTGGATTCGGAGTTTGTTGGTGTTGCTCCTGTGTCTGTGGCTCCTGCTTTTATATCAAGATTAGCATCGCTTAAAGTTCCGGAAGATTTCCATGCCTTTATGTTTTCTATTTTGTTAAAGGTATCACTGAATCTCAACCTGACCCATCTCTCGTAACTGTAATTAGTCCCTGAATCTGGAACGCTAATAGGATTGGATTGATATTGAGTCCCATCGCTGTCATAGGAGTCCGCACTCATTAAATTCATGTTGTCTGCGTCTCCTAAAGTGGGATTCTCTGTTCCTGCGTCTGTGCCTGTATATACCTTAACTTCACAAGTGGCTGTCATAATTATCTACCTTTTTTTGAATATTTATTAGTTTTTTTCGGTCTTAATCTCAATACTTCTGTATATACTTCCTCTGCCCTTTCCTTTCCTATTCCCGGAAGTGCTATTATGTCCTCCAAAGTTGCTGTGTTTACAAAATTGTCATAGGTTTTGAATCTCTCTACCAAGACCTGCCCGAGTTCTGCTCCTATGTGCTTAAATTCCATTAGTTTTTCTATTTCGGATAGTTTTTTGCTCTCCCTCTCATCTCCTTCCAATAACTCCAAAGCACCATTGTCTATGAAAAACTGAATTGTGTCGTTCAGTTCAACTATTTTTACTTCTTCCTCATCAAAATGCACTAATTCACCACTTGGTTGTTTGCCTAAATTTAGTTTCTTGTTTGCTTTGACTTTTACTACAACTCTTTCCATAAATGTTATAGTTCGCTTTGTATTTATTAAAAAAAGAAAAAAAATTAGAGTTCAATTCCACATTTTTTGCACTTCGGCTTTTTAAAAACAAAATAATAAGGAATGTATAAAATTCCCCCTATTCCTCCCAAAAGAAGAAGTAACAAAAATGCCAACCAATTGAACTTTTTTTCTGTCTCTACACTTTTCCTGCAATTTGGACAATATCTCATATAAATATTAGTAATTCTAATAAATAAAACTTTATAAATAAAAACCAAAAATAAAAAATCACAATTAGGTTGGTTCTGCCGTGTTATCAACTATTCCAACTAATGCCTTTGGCCTTACTATACCAACCCCGTAGCACTTTGCCGCCAATACCTCAAACTTTATTGTATTGTCAATTCTTCCATCCCATGTCTGAACTGGTGAAGCGTCCACGAAATAACCGCATCTGGTTGTGTCCCCTAATATTGTGTAGTTGTTTGGAACTTGACTGCTTACCAAGAATTTCATTCCGTATAGGGTGTTGATTCTTGGAAGTGCTGTTCCCACTGGTGCTGACTCAAACTTTATGAATGTCTTCATTGTTGAGTCCTGAAGTATTTTTGCCTCGTTTGTGGGATTAACCAGAATGAAGTTCGGGTCCATATCATTGCTGTGTGCCTTGCTGATTGCGTTTGTTAGTCCTGTATAACTTATATCTGTTCCGCTACCCATGTAGACATAGTTTGAGTTGTCTCCATAGGTGGAGTCTCCTTTGGTTACTGCTTTCTTCATCTCGGTTAGAATGTCGCTGTCAACTTTCTTGGCTATTGCGACACCCATCTCCTCTAACTTATCGGCAATTACATCAACATTTGCCTGTTGAAGTAATTCGTGGGTGAAACTTGTCCTCAAACCTACCCAACTTGGAGTTATGGTTAAACTTCCATAGTTCTGGTCGTCCGCTGTTACAGTTCCATCAGAAATTGCCTGTGCTGTAAGGTTCACTCCTTTTGGAACTTTTATTCCTGTTGCTCCTCTCAAATTGAAAGGTATTTTCCTGATTACTCCCTCTGCAAGTAAGATAGGTCTTAACTGCTTCTCTACGAAACCTGCAACTACTGTGGTTGTAAGTGCAGTATTATTGCCTAAAGTCAATTGCTCCTTTCTAGTTTCAAGGTATTCTTTAATGGCCTTGAATCTCTCTGATTGGCTGTTTAAAATTTCATTAATCATTAGTTGGCCTAACATCTCTGTGTTCCTTGTGTATCCCGGAACTATTCCCTTTCCTAAATTTTCTACATTCATTTTGCAATCACCTCTCTCAATTCGTCCATATTTATAGATTCCTGCATTTTTGGGACATTTTTGCTTGCTATACTTTCTTCTGTTTCTTCTTCTTCCTCTTTTTCTTCTTCTTGTTTTTCCTTGACTTTTTTTAGTTCTTCTTCTATTTTGTCAAGTCTGCTTACTATCTTTTCCAAGATGTCCTTGTAGTCCTCTTGTGCTGTTTCTTCCTCTTTAGTCTCTATCTTCTCTTCTTGTTTCTCTTCTTTCATAGTTATATCCTGTTTTTTTTGGTATTTATTAAAAATATTTTCTTCTTCATAACTCTCACTTGGCCACTCTCCTGTTGCTTTTTTGTGAAGCCAAGCGCAGAATCCCTCTGGGCTGTCTTTGTCTTGGTTTTTCTTCACGCAATCTTGAAAATCCTTGTATCCTGCAAATGGTTCTGCTATTCTTCCTTTTTCTTTCTCCCTCTCCTTCAATAATTTCTCTAAAGTTGTGACATTGGTGTCCTTGAATCCGGGAATGGTAACCATAGACAACTCAAGAAATTCCTGTAAAAAGACTTCATTGTTTTCTTCAACCTTGTCAACTATCCCCTGAATGCTCACGTTTCTTATGTCTCCTCTTTTGATTTTTCTCACATAGTATTCTTCCTGTGGGTCTATGTCTGCCTCGTAGTAAAGACCGTCGTCCTTTACTGTGATGTTCTCTGTGGTGTGTCCTATTATCTTTGTCTCGTCGTGGTTGAAAAGTAATGGCTTGTTTTTCAGAGTGTCTGCTATCTCCATTACTCTCTCTTTGTTGTAAGTTGCTCCATTTCTGCTCCTCTTTCCGAAAGGCAATGCAAGTCCTCTTATAATTACTCCTTTGTCTGTTTCTTCTGCTTTGAAACTCTCTGCCGTTATCCAGACTTTCTTTCCTTCCATAATTCTATTGAAATTTACTCTGCTTTCTATTTTTTTTACCTCTCTCCACACCTCCTGAACATTTAGAGGTCTGTCTGAATTTTCCAATATTTTCCGTATTATTTGGTAATATGTCATTTTGCTATAATTGTGCATCTACAATTTCCACACCAATAACATTTTCCTTTCCTTCTTACATACAAAATATGCCATTTTTCAAGTTCTACACAATAAGCAAAATCATTATAATTTACTTCCTCTATCTTTCCATATTTATTTTTTATAAATGTTGTTTCCCTATTACATTCTCTTATTATCCACTGATTATGATTTAATGTATATTCTCCATTCCTGAATTTTACTTTTCTCCCTTTAGATTTTTGAAGATAATAACTTGGATATTTTTCTGTCTTTACTAATAATTCGCCAATATCAGAGGCAAGTCTTTTGCTGGAAGTAGAATATAGTATTTCTTTTGTTATATAACCTTTATATTTTCCGTATCTTATACTCCCGTCTCCTTTTCGATATGTTTCCAAAAAAGATTTTAATGATTCTTTATTTAAATTTTTCAACTCTTTTGGAATATATTTTTCATAACATTTGCCTAATTTCATTAAATATTCTCCTACATCTTGATTAACATTTATATATATCGCTTCTTTTCCTACTCTTAATTTGTCTTTAAATATTATTAAATCTGGAATTACTTTTTGAGGGTCTTTCTGGGTTATTTTTATTTGATATTCCTTGTTTCTATGGATGATATTTCCTTCTGATAAATACCAACCAAAAAATTTCATAAAATTTACTGCATCAAAAATCTGGTTTCCTATTATAACTTTATCTTTTATGCTATTGTATTTAGCCCGTCTGGGTATTTTAAAATAATATTTATCCCTCATTTCTTCTGCTTTTGCTTGTTCTAATGTTCCTTTTTTTGTTTTATACCATATTGTGTGATTTTTACTAACCAACATATCAAAATTGTAATTGTTGTAAAACCTTAACATTTTTTTTTCATAAGTTTTTACTTTATTTTTTATATTCACCCATCCTATTTCTTGTGTCTCGGGGTTCATAGACAATATTTTTTCAGTTCCCTTCAATTCTGTAAAAAATTTCCAACCCTCGTCTGTAAATACTTCTGTATCCTTACTAAAACAATTAGGATGCGAATCTTGAACCGGTATAGGAGAATTTTCATCATCAATAGGGAAGGTTTTTCCATCGTAACTTTTGCATAAGGCACATACTTTTTTGTCCCTTGCACTTAACCACATATATTTTTTTATTCCTGCCTCTCTCATTCCCTGCCTTGTTCCCATAGCACTTGCTTTAATTATTTCGCTTCTTGCTATGAGTTCCGCTCTCGCCTCTGTGGTGTTGTCTATGTTTTCCTCTATCTGCTCGGCTATCTGGTCTATGCTCATTCCTTCTTCATACCCTTTGGATAGGATTTTGGTTACTCTTTTCGCAAGTTCTTTTGCCAGATTAGACAGATATTCCAATTGAGAGGATTGGAGAGTCAATAATGCTTGTTTATTAATTACCTTTCCTAATTTTATTATCTCTCCCTTTGTGTTCAGGACTCTCTTTCCACCTTTAGTAAAACTGTCCTCTAACAATTCCATTATTTCTTTCAATATTGTAGTTGTGAGAAGCCTGTTAAATAAAGTGTATAAATCCTCCTCGAAACTCTCCTTGCCTATGTATTGCCTGATTAGTTTCTTTATGAAGTCAGGGTCAAAGTGCTGGAGAATTATCTGTTTGTATTTGAGTATGTTCCCTCTCACTCCGAAATACTTAACCCGATTGATTTTATTGTGATTGATTCTCATTTTCAGAAGGTAAAAAAGGCATAGAAGAAGGATTTCTGAAAGTATCCCCTTCTTTTGGTTTTCTGTAATCTAATTCTTTTCTTGCCTCCTCAAGGCTTATCACTCCTGACTGGAATTTCCTCAAAACTCTGTTTACTTTGTCATCTTCTGTATCAAAACTGAATTCTCCGAATTTCAGTTTTACTTTTGGGTCTAAATTGTTCTGAAGGGCTATCTGCTGGAGAATCGGGTTTTCCTGTCCCAATATGTAGAAACTCGGTGCTAATGGTAAAGTTTGTTTGGTCTTTAGGTAGTCCATAACAGGAGACAGATTTATCTCCTTTCCCGCATAACTCAAATCCTGAATTTCTACTTTTTTGTTTACTATTGGGTTTTCAAAGTCCTCTAAATTGTTCAGGTTGTTTTCAAGTTCTAATCTTTCCTCTGGGCTTATGTCTGTTCCGTCCTCGTTAAGAAACCTTATCACTTTTCTCGGGACTGCCTTATATCTTGAGATTATTGCGTATGCTCTCTCCATCTCTCTTAATATCTTTGCGTCGTTTATTGAACTTGCTAATGGGCTTCTTCCATATTCCGAGAATGCTCCTATTCCGTATTTCAGATGGATTAGTTTGTTTGGTGGGATTTCTATTCCTCTTATTCTTTGTAGTCTTCCCAGATAGGTTATTGTGTGCCATCCTACTCCCTCTACCTGCTCTGGAGTCGGGACTTCAAGGATGTATCTCTGGAGTTTTCCGTTCTTCATGTCCTTCCATATCATTTCTGGAAGTGGAAGTGCCTTGAAACTCAATATCTGGCTCTTGTTGGTTATGCTCCCTCTTTTCTCTAT